GCTTATATGAATATGCATATGCTTTTGATTCGTTAAATCTTAACTTAGCATTTGCACCTTTACAAAATAACAAGTTTAATTATGCAAAAGCACCTATCAAGTACCTTGAAGCAGGTGCATTAGGAGTACCTTGTTTATGCCAAGACGCTCCACCATACAATACAGACCCTGTAGCGCCTTTACGATTTAATACTCCTGATGAAATGATGGATTTAGCTAAGAAATTACTAAAAGATCGTAGAATGTACTTAAATGAATCAGATGATGCTCGTAAGGTTGCAACCAAGTACTGGTTAGAAGATCATATTGATGAGCACATGAAAGTTTACTTTCCTTCTTGATTAGTTAGTAAGAGGGTACATAATATGTTTTGTGTATCGTAACGTATATTATAATTCCCGAGAGAGTTTAGCTTACCTATTTACCTGGGACAATATCGGTAAACGGGTTATGACTAAGACCCCATACAGTCCTTACTTTTATGTAGAGACCAATATGGATAGTCACGATGCTTTGTCTATCTTTAACACTAAGTTAAAGAAGAAAGTATTCAGAAATGCTTTTGAACGTAATAAAGCTGCACAGGATGGCGCTATTAAACGTTTGTATCATAATATTCAGGTAGAACAACAGTTTCTTATTGAGAAGTACAAAGACGATTACGAAAAACCTGAGTTCTCTGCTAACCCCTTAAAAGTATGCTTCCTTGATATTGAAGTTTACTCTCCAGATGAATTCCCTGAAGCTAAAGACGCTAAGCACCCTATCAACCTTATAACGATATACGATAACTTATCTGAAACGTTCTATACTTGGGGTTGCAAGGCTTATACACCTTCACGTAAAAACGTTGTTTATACTGAGTGTAGCGGTGAAATAGACTTACTTAATAAGTTCTTAGAGTTTTGGGAGAAAGACTACTACCCCGATATTTTGTCTGGGTGGAATACGGACTTCTTTGATTTTCCCTATCTCATTAACCGTATTAATAGTCTATTAGGTGAGAGTGCAGCTAAACGTTTATCCCCGTTAAAGAGTCTTTGGTGTCGTAAAGGTATTTTCGTTAAAGGACAAGAGTTAGATCGTTGGTACATACACGGTGTATCAGCTATGGACTATATGGAAGTGTATAAAGGCTTTGCACGTGGCCTATTAGAATCTTATGCATTAAACTTTGTAGCACAACACGAATTAGGTGAAGGTAAACTGGCTATTAACGCTACTAACTTAGCCTCTCTGTCTGAAAACGATTGGAACAACTTTGTAGATTACAATATTCAAGACGTTGATCTGTTAGTACGAATGGAGAAGAAACTACAGTTCTTTAAGATTATTCGTATGTTGGCTTACAAAGGCTTAACGTCTTTTGAAGCTGCCTTAGGTAAAGTGTCCATAGTGACTGGTTGTGTAGCCTTAGAAGCATATAAACACGGTATGGTTATACCTACGTTTGTATCTGGACCTACAAGAGATGAAATTCAAGGTGGTTATGTCAGAGACCCCGAACGTGGTTTAAAGACCGCAGTAGTGAGTTATGATGCTAATTCTCTATACCCCAATACTATCATTACACTTAACATTTCACCAGAGACTAAAATCGGTAAAATTATACGTAAAACCGATACAGATACCACGTTATTACTTGCGAGTGGTGTAGAAAAGACTGTGCCTAACGATAAGCTTCAAAAGCTTATGGAGGTTGAAAAGTTAGCTATATCTAAAGCTGACGTTTTATACACTCAAAAGAAAAAGGGTGTGGTACCGTCTTTGATTGACAACCTTTACAGTGAACGCGTAAGAAACAAAAACCAATATATTGAATATAAGAAACAACTAAGTAATTTAACTTCTGATACTGATGAATACAAAATGTGTAAGTTTAATATGGAACGAGCTGACACCATCCAACATGTCATCAAGATTCTTCTCAATTCTATCTACGGGGTTTTTGCTAATAAGTTTAGCCCTATTTGTGATAGCGATCACGCTGGTAGCATTACTCTTACTGGTCAATCGGTGGTTAAGCAAGCAGGTATCATACTTGATCAATATGCTAAAGAAAGATACAATGTTGACGTTTCTCTTAATATATATGGCGATACTGACAGCACTCATGTTACTATTCAACCGATTGTTGATAAGCTTAAGATAAAATTATTTGCTAATAATAAAGTAACTCCAGAAGGTTTAAAATTAATTGATGAAGAGATCGGTACGTATTTAAATAACGAGATTAAACGCTGGTCTGCAGCAGAATTTAAATCTACAGACCCTCGTTACTTCTTTAAGCGTGAATCTATTTGTGATGTAGGGGTTTATCTACAAAAGAAACGTTACATTATACACGTATTAAACGATGAAGGTGCAAATGTTAATAAGTTTAAGTATGTGGGTGTTGAAATCGCAAGATCTACTACGCCAAAGAAAGCAAAAGAACTGATTAAGAAGGTCATTGAGAACTCTTTGTTAGGTCAGGATCAAATAAAAGCTAACAGTCTTTATAAAGAGGTTTATGACTCTTTTAAAACATTACATGTTGATGAGATAGCTATACGTGGAGGTCTTAGTGACTTAGAGAAGTATGAAGTCAAAGCAGATGGCTTTAAAATTGGTACTGGTACCCCTAACCACGTGAAAGGTGCAATTTGGTATAATCAATTACTAAAGCATTTAAAGTTGGAAACAAAGTATGAACGTATTACATCCGGTGGTAAAGTAAAAAAGATTTATATTGCACCAAACAAGTATAACATTGATACTCTTTGCTACCCTTACAACTTTCCACCAGAATTTAAAGAATTTGAAGTAGATTATATTGAAATGTTCAATACAATAATAAAACCACCAATACTTGCTGTGTATGATGCAGTAGGTTGGCGATTACCAGATTTAACCAACGAAGTAACAACAGACCTATTTGATATATTCTCATGATTAAAATATCTCACGAATCTCCTTTAAGTATGTTAGAGATATCTCGTACATACAACGATTACTGCTATGCACTCGTGCATCTTTTTGAAACACATCCTGAATATTACAAGTTCTTTGAAGACGGGGTTAAGATGGGCAGACATGTTTTATTAGATAATTCTATCTTTGAACTAGGTAAGTCATTTGACTCTAAGCGTTATGCTTACTGGATACAGAGACTTCAGCCTACTGAGTTTATTGTGCCTGATGTGTTAGAAGACTGTCAAGGCACTATTGATTTTGCTAAGAAGTGTTTATGGCACGATTGGGACTTTATTAATAATTCTAAGGTGATAGGTGTGGTGCAAGGTAAGACTTATGGAGAATTAGTTAAATGCTATGTAACATTAGATCAAGAACTTGGTATAGATAAGTTAGCTATTTCATTTGACTATTCTTACTATCTTAAATTGTTTCCTCACCCTAACAAATGGGTATCTTATATGATGGGTAGAGTAATGACACTTAATCAATTAATGAATGACGGTATTATTAATACAAAGAAACCGCATCACTTATTAGGTTGTGCACACCCAAGAGAGTTTAGTTTCTATCAAGGACCAGAGTATAACTGGATTGAGACGTTAGATACCTCATCTCCTATAGTTCATGGTATTAAAAAAGTAAAATACTCTAATGCAATAGGTAATTGGAAGAAAGAATCTACCAAACTTGTAGACTTATTAGATGTAATACCAGATGAAACACAGGAAAAAATCATTGCAAATAATTTAGCTCAGTTTAGAAATTACGTTAATGGATGACAACTTTAGAAGCTATAACTAATTCAGTACATGCAAACTATCCTCACTTACTGGCCAATTCTGTTCATATCCGGGATTATTGTTTTTGGGATTGTATTCGTAATGAAGAACTCCCGGTAAGAGAGCTTGTTGACGTCAAACCTTACCTAATAAAACACGGTATTGTTGACTTTACACTTGTAATTTTCTTTAGTGATAATACAATAGGGTATCGTCTAAACATATGAAACGTACTTTAATCTGGAAAACATTTTTCTCTCAGAGTGGGTCTGAGATATATGAGATATCTAAAAGTATCGGCAGGTTTCCGGATGTAATCATAACTAATAAAAGTTTTGAAGATATGGATAAAATTAATCCTAATCTTTTAGAGAAATGTTTTGATCGTTTTGTATTCTTACCCAAAAAACCAACCGTAGAAGAATATCGTGAAGCTATTAGACATACCGATATTATTACTCTTCACGGTTACCTCCGTATACTACCGCCAGAAATTTGCAGTAGATATAAAATATATAACGGACATCCAGGTCTTATTACTAAGTTTCCTGAATTAAAAGGTAAGGACCCGCAAGCTAAAGTATGGTTTAACCATGCTGAAAGACCTTATTATCAACACGGACATGTAATTCATGAAGTTATACCTCAAGTTGATGCCGGTAAAGTAGTGGCTGAAAAAGAGTTCTATAGTCACAATATCTATTCTACGTTTAACAGTTTAGATGAATATGTTAAAGCTTTACATGATTTGGCTATTCAAAATTGGGTTGGCTTTATGCGCAAAAGCCTATTAAATAATAAACTATGAGATCAAACTATAAAGCTGCAATCTGCGGTGCTCATTCACAAGGTAAAACAACGTTAGTAAAAGCTCTAAAAGATGATGTGTTCTTAGATGACAATCACTTTTCATTTAGGACTAATCTAACAAGAGGTTTAAAAGACCTTATACCTATTAACGAAAATGGTAATTCTTTAACTCAATATCTTGTAATGGCTCGTCATTTAGAGTATGGCTTAACTCCGGGTAACTGGATCTTAGATAGAGGTGTTTTAGACGGTATTGCTTATACTTCATACTTCTATGAAAAAGGTCAAGTTAATAAAGAAGTATATCAAGCAGCGTTAACTATATACGAACAATTGATCAAAACATACGATAAAATATTCTATGTTGTACCTGAACTTGAAATAAAAGATGATGGTGAAAGAAGTGTAGGTAAAGAGTTTTTTGACGGAGTTGTAAAGCAGTTTGATTTTTATATTAAACATCATTCAATGCCTACAGATAAACTTGTTTATGTAATGGGTTCTGTAGAAGATAGAGTTAAAATTATAACTAATACAATAAAGAAAGATTTCACTAATGAGCTATAATACTAATAATATTGATAAAGTACTTGGTCAGAGAGTAGACTCTCCTACCACTTATACACCAGAGATTTTGGTGCGTGAAGAGCGCCAACGTAACCGTACCTATCTTGATCTTAAGAACGGTTTCTTACCTTTCGTAGGTTACGACATTTGGAACGGTTATGAATGTAGTGCATTAACAGATAACGGTTTACCTGTTACTTGTGTTGCTAAAGTAGTTTATTCTGCTGAGAATGATTTCATTGTAGAGTCTAAGTCAATGAAGCTATACTGGAACTCATTTAACATGCAGAAAATGGGTAAGAACACTAAAGAAGTACTTAAGAACATTAAGCAAACAGCTTCTAAAGACTTATCTTTGTTATTAGAGACTGATGTTAAGGTAGAACTATTTTCTCAAATTACTGACTCTGAAACTGAAGCAGATAGAGGAATCTGGTTTTCAGATCATAGTGCTAATATTTGGCGTCCGTTAGAACAGATTAAAAGTGCAGAAAAAATTAAGTTTACTGTATTTAACGAAAACGCTGATCTATTAGTAGCTAATGAAACCGAATCAACAGAACAACACTTTTATATGAGTACTTTGTTGCGTTCTAACTGTAAGATTACAAAGCAGCCAGACTCAGGTGATATCTTTATTTATTATAAAGGTAATAAAGCAGTAACAGAGCAATCACTATTAGAGTGGATCGTTTCATTCCGTAACGAGTGTCACTTCCATGAAGAAATTTGTGAAGCTGCTTATAAGCGCTTATGGGACTTATTACAACCAGAAGAACTTATGGTGACATGTTACTATGCAAGACGTGGTGGTTGGGATATTGTTCCTACTCGTGCATCTCACAAGAAATTACTCAACAAGTATCTTATTAATGCAAAAGCACCTTATTTTAAATTCCCACGTCAATAACCTTGATTAAAACAAAAACTATATTAATATAACTATATGAGCACAGACCAAACTATCGTATTCCTTGATAATATTCAACGCACTATTATTGCTACTCTTGTTTCTCAAGACGATGCAACAATTACGGTTACCAAGCCATGTATCTTGAATGTTACACCTACACCAGACAAGAAACTACAAGTACAGCTTTATCCTTTATTTTTTAGAGAGTTTACTACTAACCGTGATGAATTCGCTAACTGGACATATGCAAAGAGTGCTGTAGTTCAAAGTGATACTAAGTTAGAAGCTAACTTGATCACTCAATATATTCAAATGTTTCAAACTACAACAGTTAATGCAAACACCCCTGTAGTTAAGTTATTTGACGACGCTAACTAATATGGCACGTAAACCACGTACAGACGAAAACAATGACGAGACTAAGATTTCGTCAATGAAAGATATCTTTGAGGCAGTAGATGCACTAAATGCAGATGCATCTCTGCTTTCAGATGATAACTCTCTTTCTATTGTAGGCGACTGGATTGATACCGGCTCTTATGCACTTAATGCTATCTTTTCTGGATCTCTTTATAAGGGTATTCCTGTTGGTAGGGTTACTGGTTTTTCCGGGCCTTCCGGTGCGGGTAAGACGCTTATTGTTAATAAGATCATTGCGAACGCTCAAAAGAAGGGCTACTTTGCTGCTGTCTGGGATACGGAAGCAGCAGTAGATAAACAATCAGCTGAAGGTGTTGGTATTGATCCAAAACGTTTAAAATACTACCCAGTTGAAACTGTAGAAGATTGCCGCAACCAAATCGCTACATTCTTAGATAAGATTATTGCAGCTAATGACCCTAACTTAAAGGTTATTATCGCTATTGACAGTCTTGGTAACTTAGCAAGTGCTAAAGAGCTTCGCGACGTTACAGAAGGTAAGGATGCAGCAGATATGGGTACAAAGGCTAAAGCAATGAAGTCTATGATGCGCGCTTTAACCTTTAAAGCAGCTAAGGCTCGTGTGCCTATTCTTTTTACTAATCACATTTATGACAACCCAACTTCACTCTATCCTGAATTGGTTAAAAAGCAGTCCGGTGGCTCTGGCCCTATTTATCTTGCTTCTTTGTTGGTTCAGCTTGCGACTAGAAACGAGAAGATTGATAAAAACGAAGGACAAGAATCAATCGCTGTAGCTCATAACGTAAGTGGTGTTACATTGTCAGCAATGACAGTAAAGAACCGCTTTGTACCTGCTTTCTTAAAGGCAGAACTATACAATAACTTCCGTACTGGTTTAAGTCGTTATGCAGGCTTAGCTGATATGGCAGTAGCGTTTGGTGTTATACAGCAAACCGGTGCTACATTTCAACTCAATGGTGAAAAGATTGGTTACAGAAAGACTTGGGAAAACGATACCGAGTTTTGGGACAATAAGGTACTGCCGGTACTTGAACAGACTCTTAAAGAGAAAGTCGGGTACGGGTCAAGTAACCCAGTTCTTGACGAAGCTGAAGAGCTTACAAAAGAATAAAAAGAAAAGCTAAGGGCAACCTTAGCTTTTTTTATCTTTAATATATAATAATAAGGTATGAAGAAAAACAGCCTGCAAGTTAATAGTGATTTCTTTGAGAACATTGTAGCATGTCAATGTTTAACGAACTCTTACTATACTTCACTTGTATATGATCATTTAACACCAGATAACTTTAAGAACCCTGGTAATAGGCTTGTTATAGGTATTATTAAAGACTTTTACACAAAACGTAAAGTACTACCCACTATTACTGAGATTAAAACATATCTTAGTAAAGAAGAAGATTTAAAGCTATTCAAAGATACAGTAACCACGTATAAGCAATACGATACAAAGCTCAATATGGATGAGCTTATTGCTAATACTGAAACGTTTTTTAAAGAAAAAGCTGTATACAATACTGTATTAAAAATAGCAGATGATTTATCTAAAGAGTCCGTAGACTATTCTAAGTTTTTAGGCTTATTCGAAAAAGCTTGTAATATTACTTTAGTTAGTGATATCGGTTTAGACTTTTTCGGTGATTACGAAAAGATCATTACAGAGTTAGGTACAAAAAGTGAAGTACTACCTACTGGTTGGGGGTTTATTGACGATAAGATAGGTGGTGGTTTAATGAAGAATGGTAGAGCACTCTATCTGTTCTTAGGACCAACCAACGTAGGTAAATCTATCTTCTTGGGTAATGTAGCAGCTAATATGGCTAATAAAGGCTTAACTACAGTTCTTATATCTTTAGAAATGCCTGAAATGATGTATGCTAAACGTATTAGTAGCCATCTTTCTAAAATCCCTATTAACAATATTCAGGATCAAGTAACTTCGTTAGATACATACTTTAAAGGTGTAACTGATACACATAAGCGTAAGTTAATCATCAAGGAATTCCCGCCGAAATCCATTACCGTAGCAGGTATTAAGGCCTATCTTGAGTCTTTAGTAAAGGCTGGGATAAAACCGGATATACTCGTTATAGACTATCTTGGACTAATAAAGGCGTCACAGGGTGAGAACTCTTATGAACAAGGTAAGGTAGCTGCTGAAGAATTAAGAGCTTTATCATATTTCTTCAATATGCCTGTAGTTAGTGCTATTCAAACTAACCGTGAAGGTATGGAGAAACCAAGTCTGGATACCGTAAGTGAATCCTTAGGTGTAGCTTTTACAGCAGACGTTGTTTGGGCTATCTATCAAGAAGAGGGTGACCAGGACTTAGGTATTATTAAAGTAGCCGGAGTAAAGAACCGTTTAGGTCCTAAACACGGAGCTACTGCAATGCGTATTGATTATACTACTTTATCGCTAACCGAAGAAAAAGGCTATGTTGGATTGACTAATAATAAATCCGGTGGTGGCTTAAATGAGCTGGCTGACTTAGAAAATAAGCTGGAAAATATAAGTCGGTAGGTTAAATAGATTATAGTGAGCTTAAACAAGATATACGTTTTTACAGACTTCGATTTAGACGGGGTTGCATCGCTATTAATGCTACATTGGGCATTAGGTGCAAAGCCTGGACAGTTAGCATTTAAGACTACAACAGTAACTAACTTCCGTAGAGACTTTTTAACGTTTTTAGATCAAAACAACGCTAATGATTTTGATAAAATTTATATTTTAGATTTAGACGTTGCTAAGAACGCTGACTTGGTAGATAGAAAAAATGTAGTGGTTATTGACCATCACTTAACACATGTTAAAGCAAAAGATGTGTACAAGAACGCTTCTATCACAGTAACAGAGACTACTAGTTGTGCAAAGCTAATGTACAACACATTTAAAGACAAAGTAGATCTAAAACCAATGCAAAAGTACTTTATTGGTTTAGCAGATGATTATGACTGCTACCAGTTTAAGTTACCTGAAACGTACGAACTAAACTGTCTTTATACAAATACACAGAAGACATCTACAAAGCAACGTGCAGAGATATTTTTAGACAAGTACTATAAAGGTTTTTACCCATTTTACGCTCAAGAAAAAGCTATTATTAAAGAGTTTGTAGACCGTAAGAATAGAGCTATAGCTAACTTAGAAATATTTACCGGTAAGGTTTCTGTAGGAGGAAAAGATAGAGTAATATACGGTACTACAGGTAACAAGTTTGTTAACGAAATTTGCGATCATATCTTAAACACCCACCCAGCTGATATTGTGTTCTTTGTCAATACTGATAACTCACACGTATCGTTTCGCAAAAATAAAAAATGTGAAGTCGACTTGTCAAAGTTGGCTGCAAAAATATGTGACGGAGGAGGTCACGAGTATGCTGCAGGTGGTAGACTAACGGAAACGTTTTTAGGCTTCACCAAGCTGCTTACGCCTATCACGTAACATGTCTGGAATAGTAGGCGCTTTACAAGAATCAGTTTTAGAAAACCCTCTAAGCCAAATAGCTAGAGATGAGTTGGAAGTGGAACTTATTAAATTTGGTTCGTTTTGTTCCATTATTCACAATAAAAAACTCAATAATGTCGCTATATTTTCATATATAGTAAAAAATAAATCATACCGTAAGATTTTCATGGAACTGACTGATACTGATAGTGAAAGAGAAGCAATACTGTTGTTTCTTAAGTACAATTCCAATCTTTGCCGTAGCAAAGTAGTGAGAGAGATATTAAAATCATAGCTCTTTAATGAGCCTAGAACAAGTTTACAATACATACTTAAGCGTTTCCAGAGGGCATATGAACAAGCCTTGGAAAGCGCGTAAAGACTTCGAGGGGTTTGATAAAACCCCAGACGGTATCTTGTGTGTGCGTTTAGACATGTTTTTTAAGAGATTCCCACAAATAAACATTAAAGACTTTTTATTAGCACCCTATGCCATCTACAAAGACGAAGAACACTTCCCGCTCAACTTCTACCTCACGCAAAAAGCCATCGCTTGTTACTCTATGCTACAAAAACAGAGGGCCGAAGAACTACCCGATACTGAGAGCCACATTAAACATATACTTGAATCATTAAAGTACCTGGCTACTGTTTGTCTTAACGAAAAGATAACATTAAATCAGTATAGTAACTCAAAGAACGGTTATTCTTGGAGATGCTTAGAGGATTATAGAAATAAACACTTAAACTTGTACACTCTACTGTCACTTCCCGGTTTTGAATCGATTTTCAATAGCATGCAAGCTCAAGATAGAGAAATCTATCTTAAAACAGTTGCAGATGATATCGTCAAGTTTAAAATCAGATTGAATAACTCAAATCGTGCTAAGAAAATTATTACTGAAGGATTAAAGAGAATAAATGAACTTTCGCTTGATAAAAAACAATAACATACTAATATAACATATCATTCAATATGAAACCTTATAACTCAAATATGTTCGAAAGCATTAAAAATGCTGTAGACAAAGCTAAAAACAAATCAGGCGGTAGTTCGGCTTACCGCAATCTACTATCATTAGAACCTAGTGAAAAGCCTTACATAGTACGTTTATTACCTAATATTAAGAATCCAGAAGAAACGATTCTTCATTATTATCATCATGGTTGGAATAGTATTGCTACTGGTCAATATGCTAGCATTACTTCACCTACTACATGGGGTGATCGTTGCCCTGTAAGTGAACTTTACTTTAAGGTATTACGGGATGGTACACCAGATGAACAAAACCGCGCTAAAGCTAACCTGCGTCGTAAAGAAAACTGGTTAGTTAACGTTTACGTTGTAAACGATCCTAAGAAACCAGAAAATAACGGTACTGTTAAAGTATTACGTTATGGTAAGCAGCTAGACAAGATTATTCAATCGGCTATTAACGGTGACGATTCAGAAGAGTTCGGTGCAAAGATCTTCGACTTAAGTGAAGAAGGTTGTAGTCTTCGTATTAAAGTAGAGCTAGTATCTGATAAGCCAGGTGCACCAAAGTACCCAACTTATACAGCTTCTAAGTTCTTAAACGCATCTGCTATTGAAGGCTTAGATGAAGATAAGATTAACGAAATATATAACAGTATCATTGATCTTAATACTTTAGTAGAGCGTAAATCTAATGACGAGATTAAAGCTTTCATTGATCAACACTACTACGGTGATGCAGCTGCTGCACCTGTAGCAGCTCCTGTTGAAGAGGAAGAAGATGTTCCTTACACTCCAGCTCCAAAGCCTGCAGCTAAACCAGCAGCAAAGCCAGTAGAAGCTGTTACAGCTAATGACGATAAAGTATTAGATCTTTTAAACGGTCTCGATAACTTATAATAATGGCTAACCAACGACCACAACCACCGCAGGTGTTTGCAGCATCAGACTCGCCTCTTACAAATGAGGCTCTGGTGCTAGCGGCTATGTTCGGTAAACAACTGCAAAGTGATATTAATGGCATTAAGCAGAAGTCTAACGAAGTAGGCGGTGGTTTAAAGGTCACCGATGTGGATATGAGCAAGGTTATGCCTTCTCATATTCTACCCGCGGCTGGGGTAAAACCTCAACAACAGCAAAGACCGCAGCAACAAAGACCTCCGCAGCCGGTTTATCAACAACCAGTGCCGCAACCTATACCTCAACAGTTTGTACCGCCAGAACCGCAGTTTTTCGCGCAACCTGCACCACTTCAAGTACAACCAGTAGTTGAAACAAATCAACCATATTCAGATCCTAATCAACTTGAGTTTGATTTAGATAAAAAAGCTCAATATGAAGATATTCATAACAAACTACTTGAACTTGAAGAGAAAATGATTAAAATCAATAACAAGACCCAAGAAATATTAACGTTCTTGGAAGCTAGTAATAATAAAAAAAAACCGAAGATAACAAATGGAACTCAAGCTGGTTAAGAAAGATTTTGCCGACAATTTTTTAAGTGTTGTAGGTAAAGCTGTAGATATCGTGTCTATAAAGCTTAATAAGGATGGCTTATACGCTGTCTGTAATAAGCCTGATACAAGTATTATTCTATTAGCTAAATACAATACTACATTTAACGTAGATCAAGAGATCACCCTTAATATTGGTGATGTTAAGAAGCTACTACGTGTTATTGATTGTATTGATGAAGATATCTTAACATTTAAGATTGAATCTAACCATCTTTATTATAAAACTGAAAAACTACAGTTTAAGTATCACTTCTTAGACGATTCAGTAGTTCCTAAGGTTACACTTAAGAGAGATAAGATAGAAGCTCTTACCAGCGATACCTTCTTTGATATTGACGTAAAGAAACTACAGGAAATATTAAAGGCTAGTTCATTTACTACTGATACTAATAAGATTTACCTGTATGGTTTACCAGATGGAGTATATTGTGAACTAGGCGATAAAGAAAAATCTAATACAGATAGTATTAGCTTAAAGGTAGCCGAATCAGTAGAAGGTCAACCTTTTAATCAGACCATTCCTTTTAATCTCGACATATTCCGTATTCTTACTGGTGTAAAGTTTGATAAAGCACGTGTAGGTATTAATCTTAAGTTTAAGGTTATGTCCTTTTATGTCAGACCTACAGAAGAAACTGATTTTACCTTTATTATTTCAGGTCTAGTTAAATAATGGCTAACAAAATAACAACCCAGAGCTACTTTATTAAAAGACTTAAAGACTCAGGATATGTAGTCTATAAGATCTTTGATCAATATGGTGAAGCAGACCCACGTTCGTGGACTGTAATGATTGATCCAGGTAATGCATCTATATTGTGTACCTGTTATGTAAACCACAAAGAACTTTTTAATGAAACCTTTTTTGAACTATATGACGGAGGACAGTTTATTCCTGAGAAGTTTAAGTTGAAAACCGACTCAATTGAGGTTATAATAAGCTATTTAGTAAAATATGGAATCAACAACAAATCAGAGTTATACAACGGGCGAAAAGTTTAAGTCCGTAAAATTTTTTAATATGTCAAACGAAGTTAAACACCCAACACTTCCTACAGCTAATAGTAGTATGATTACTACGGAAGAAGATAGGAAAGCTATTATTGATAAAGCAGCAGAAGCGTATTCATCTTTTCTCGATGCTTTGCGTATTGATTGGCGCAATGACGTCAATAGTGCT